CTTATCTCCGTCTTGTCACTCAGTCGGCTTTCCCCGACAACATGGGCAAAACGATCACCAATACCGTTGCTCAACGCACGATTGCCTCTGGCAGCGGCTGGGAAACTATTGGCGTCACTGGCGAGTCTGGTCAGGACAATTCCTGCTTGGCTCCCGTCAAGAAAGTCGGCTATGCCTTCGACCAGAAGAACTTCTCGCTCCGCCATCAGGCTGTTGAGTCGGACTGGATCTGCTTGGAAGACGTTCGCACTTCGGCCTTCCCGATTGACGATGTCAACAACTACATCAAAATCTTGGCCGACAACGTCAACGTCGAGTGGATTAAGCGTTACGACAACGACTATCTCGCCAATGTCAACATTCAGAGCGTTGAGGCTGGTTTTGACAAGCAGATCGGAACTGGAGTCACCTTCACTGGTGATTTGGCCACGATCAGTGGTCTGACTGCCCCGACGAGCGTTCTTACGACTGGCGTTCTGCGTCAGATCTACGACACCCTCTATTCGGACAACGCTGGCGATGACGGCGATGCGGTCACGGATGACGGCGCTCCCGTCTTTAACGTGATGTCGGATCGTGCCACCATCGAACAGTTGGTCAAAATCAACGAGGACATCCGTCAGGACATCCGCTGGAGTGATCGCGTGAATGATCTGCTTGGTTCCAATGGCCAGATGCTTCTTCCCAAGAAAAGCTACGCTGGTTATGTGTTCCACAGCCGTCCGTTCCCGAAACGCTTCAACGATGGCGCTGGCGGCACCTTGGTTGAGGTTGCTCCGTACATCACCACTGGAGCCTTCAAGGGCACCAAAGCCATTATCAACCCCGCCTACAAGAATGCGAAGTACACCTCCACGGTCATCTTCCATCCGAAGGCACTGGAGTGGCTCGTCCCGAACCCGAACCTCAAGGTTGGCAAGCTTGTCTATGATGCTCAGAACTATCGCGGAGACTTCCGCTGGATCAACGAGTACGACAAGAACTGCAACCCTGACAAAAACAGCGGTTACTGGCGCGCCAAGATGGCCTGCGCGGTGAAGCAGATCTTCCCTGAGTGGGGTTATTATCTGATTCACTTGCGTTGCAGTCTCGCAAATGATCTGGTGCCATGTGCCTCTGGATCTGGATATGGTTATTTGGTTCCCTGAACTTAGGTTAAATAATCATTGACTCATGGAGGGGGGTAGCGTAAGCTGCCCCCTTCTTATGTCTAAATACATTCAACTAACAAAGGGACTATCGGTATTGGTTGACGATGCCGATTACGAAAAATACAATCAGTTTAACTGGACACCCCACTATAATGGGCAAAAATATTATCCAGTTCGCAAGGTCAAGATCGACGGAAAGTCGCGGGAAATATATCTACATCGCGAGATAATGGATGCCCCCAAGGGGGTTCACGTTGATCACATTAATGGAAACAGCCTAGATTGCCGAAGGGAAAATATGCGATTTGCTACACCCTCCCAAAATGCCATGAATCGGCGTATGCGAAGTGATAACAAGACTGGTGTTGTCGGGGTTTCCCAAACACGCAGTGGCAAATATTTGGCCTGCTATTCAATTAAGGGAAGGCTAAAAAGGCTTGGCCTGTTCTCCACACTTGAAGAAGCAAAAGCCGCCAGAGAGGCAGCAGAGGCCAAGTATTACGGTGAATATGCAAGATCTAAAGACCTACTGGTAGAACAACTTCCAGAGCCAAGGCCCGAAAATAAGCCATATCAACTTTACAGAAAGAGGGTTAATAATTCCAGCGGCAAGACGGGTGTTTCATATTTTCGTCCAATGAAGGCATGGAGGGCGAGAATTAGGTTGCAATCAAAGGAAAAGACGCTAGGATATTACAAGACATTTGAGGAGGCTTGCGCGGCCCGCGAAAAAGCAGAACGCCAATACTTCCCACAATACTTTAAACAAACCTAAAATTATGAAACTTCCCTTGCCCGAAAATTATACATTGCCAGAGGATGTCGCTGACGGCGATTCCTTTGAAGAATTGACAACCTTCCGCGTCGAAGGCGACTCCCTTGTCCCCACCATGATTGCTGGCGTGGAAATCGCCGCAGACGAGTCCGAAGAGGACGAGATGGAGGACGAGGCCGCTGACGAAATGGAAGCTGGCGCGTCCCCGATGGCTGGCATGGGTGAGCGTATCATGGGCATGGCTTAAAGGACGGAGACCATAGGCTATGGCTCTCCCCACTTTAGATTCTGTCTTTGCTTCGGCGGCTAATGTGCCCCGAAAGTACATGCTTGCCCAGTGGCTGGTTAATGAACTGGGAGAGACTCAGGCTCCGTCTTCTGTTTTGGTTTCGGCGGCGGGGTCGGATGTGGTAAATGGAATTTATACCTATACGGGGGTGTCGGATGGCAGGCCATATTATAACTTGCCAGTATCCTCAGATGCAGACAGAAGCGCCATTAGCTGGTCAATTAATCAATGGATTATTTGGGGTGATGGCAACGAGTCTCAATACTCTTCTACAGATGATGTAGAATTTCCTTGGCAAGTAACTACTTGGACTAGCGAGGATGGCGGGCCTCCTATGCCAACCGTCACCGAGATTCCGTCCCAAAACCCAATTGCCAATTACATCACCCTCCCAGAACGCTATCTCTGGGCCAAGATCGCCGTAGCCGCAGGCGGAACCAAAGATGAGGCGGCATATATCGGGCTTCCCAAACAATATGCTTGGAAGGATATCTATAATGCGGTTTCGGGGTCAAGCCTTGGCACTATCGACTGGACCGAGAAACAAGCGTTGGGGCATATTGCCGCCGCCTATCGCGGAGACACAGGAAATGCTGGCGCGCTGGCAACCTATATCGACTGGCCTTGGCGCTATCAAGTGGCCTCAATTATTACAGCACTATGAGCATCGAAGACATTCCAAGGCGCAGGGGGTTGGAGCGCGGCGTAAAGCTGACCATGAGCGAGTTGATTGCGGGGGTCGCCCTGATGATTACTTTATTTTCAGCCCTCAACGGGTGGATTGTCCTCCCAGAGCAAATGCGCCACATCCAGACCAATGACGCCAAACAGGATGCGCGGATTGATCTAATGAACCAAGAGAACCAGACCCGCAGCGAGACCTTGGCCCGAATTGATGAGCGCACAAAAAGAATCGAAGATTACTTGAAATCCCAAGGATTCTGATATAGCCTTAAACCATGAAATCATTCTTTGCCACCCTTCTGGGTATTCCTTCCAAAATCTGGACTTTCTACGCACCCATCCTCCGAGAACTATTTGCTGACGCAGCAGCATCCCTCCTCCCCCTTGCTCTGGATATCGTCCGCGAGTTGGCCGACACCAGCAAGACTGGTTCGCAGAAGCGAGAGGCCGCTGTCAAAAAGCTAACCTCTGCCGCCATCCGTAACGGGATTGATGCCTCTGAGTCCCTGATTCGCTTCACGGTGGAATCGGCAGTTCAGCGGACCAAAATTGAGGGCTAATACCAAATGAAAGATAAAGTTCTAGCATTTCTGGTCAGCAAGTTGGGGGGATTCCTTACCCCGCTTATTGCCATGGTGGTTGCGACAGTTGTGTCCCGCCTCGCCATGGTTGACCCCAAGCTGGCCGAGTCCGTCGATCAGGTCAGCCTCACAGGCTTCCTTGTTGCCCTTCTTGTGTCCATCGTCAACTACGTCACCAACGAGATCAACGCCAAGGGCGTCAAGAAGATCCAAGCCTTGGTCAATACCGATGTGGACGGGGTTGCTGGTCCGATCACCTACACCGAAGTCCGCAGGGCTATTGAGGTCAAGAAGCCCGCAACCAAACGCAAGCGCAAGTGAAACCCCTTAAAGATGAAATCCTCAAAGCCATATTTACCAAAAAGCGCGAAGAAGATCGCAGAAGTTTCCTTTTCCGTTTACTCAGTTCCATCCGCTTCTGGGTCAAAGGGAAGCGGGGCGATGATGGAAAGACTTCCGTCACCATCGGAGTCCGAGGTGGAGCGGATTTCTAGGAACTGGGACATTGGCAGGCGTGTTTGCAAGTGGTAGAATTAGTGGGTGAGTAAGCCCCATGTGGAAATTAATCCAGAAACTCTTTGGCTCCAAAAGCTCCGATACTGGCCCAGCGCCGTCCTCACTGAGCTTGCCCTCCGCATTAGAGGAGAACTCCAAGCCCGAAGCGCCGAAAGAACCCAAGCCCACTCCCAAGCAGAAGACGCCCAAGGCTCTTGAGAATCTGGCCAAGATTGCCCTATCCCAAGTCGGGGTGAAGGAGTCTGGCGGCAACAACAACGGGGCCAAGATCCGCAAGTACCAATCGGCAACCAACCTCAAGCCAGCTTCATGGCCTTGGTGTGCGGCGTTTACGGGTTGGGTGATTCAAGAGTGGCTCAAGGACAAGGAGAATGCCGAGTGGCTGGGGCTAAAGGTGATGACTCCTGACAAGTGGAGGCCCAAGACCGCAGCGGCGTTCGGGTACATCGATTGGGCCAAGGGGCGTCCCGCTACCACCAAGGTCTTGTCTGC